GGACACCGTGCCGTTGGAAAAGCAAGCCACGACCACGAGGTCGTCTACCTTTGGTATGTTGTACTGCAGGGCGAGGAATGGAAGCTCGCTTGTCACGGAGTCGTCTCTGTCCTCATACACCACTCTGGCTTTCCCCGCTGTGTAATTGATTGAGGATATCTTCCCCAGTCTGATTGTCGCTGCTGCCATGCTCTCCACCTCCTTAGTTTGGGTTTATCCATGACCCCGGCACTCCTGCCTTGGTCGTTAGATTCAGCATACCCTGTGAAATGTTGAATATCGTATATGTTCCAGGTCGTCTTGTACCTGTCGGGTGTCCTCCGGTTACCTTGCCTGCCAATGCTTCGGCTGCGGTGTAGTAACCCTTTTTCGTAGTGGTCAGTGTGTACTTTCCGCCCTTTACTGGTGTCTGCGTTCCTGTGGACTTCGTTGCCGTGGTGGTCGTTGTGGAGGACTTCGTCTCCGTCTTTGACTTCTTTGCCACAGCCTTGGTCGATGATTTGGCATCTGTGAAGCGATCCGCCACTCTCCGAAGGTCGAGTTTCTGTTTGCATCCGCTTCCGATATCCCATGTGACCTTTTCCACATAATACTTGCCGTCCAGTTTTCCGAAGCCTTTTATGGTCACGCAGGAGGTTGCTATGATCTTCCTGTTGGCTCTGGTCATTGTTACCGACATGGTCGTGTCGCCCTTGTTGGCTTCATTGATTTTTGCCAGTGTGATGCGCTCTGCTTCCGATGCGTTGCTCGCTGCATCCGTGACCTTCAGTATTCTGTTTCCGCCACCGACCTCGACCTTTATGGTCTGGTTCTTATCATTGTTGGTGTACTCATATTTCGCCCCGGTATAGGTTCTGCACAGTTTCGTGTTCCATGACCAGTTCGGTTCTATGTTCTGCTCCGTCAGCGTTGCCACGGACTTCTTTTTCTCATAGGTGGCTTCATTGAATACTACAATTTTATTTTTATATATCTTCATGGCGAAGCCGTAGAGTTTTACTAACTCGTTATAGAATGAGCAGTCATCCTTCTCACTCTGCTCCACCTTTTCTATTGGTATCCTTGGTGCTTCGTAGTACAGTTTGACACCTGCTCGCTTTGCGACTTCCTGTCCGATATTCTCCAAGGTTGTTTTCTCATATGTTTTGGTTCTCTGTGTTTCCTTGAAGCTGCTGTCTGCCGGAAGTGCCAATGCTTCCAGTTTCAGCTTGACTGGTGTTCCAGAAAAACTGAAATCATCAATCACAAAAGACCCGCAGTTTAATTTCTGCGTATCTCCCTCTTTGCTCCAGTTCTTCATGATAATCGTGGCCGCCATGGCATCTCCCTTGCTTGGAAACCATGACTTGATCCACTTCCTGTCTCTGTCATTGATGTTGAGGGAGAGGCTGTCGCTCTCTCCCGATGCAACATCTGTGTAACTGAATAACTGGAGGTATTCTGCGAGTTTGGTATCGATCCGCTTTCCGTTATATGAAACGGAGGCGGTTGCTTTCCTTGGGTCCATGCTTAATCCCTCCATATTGGCAGATCATCGTCTACCTCGTCTGTAAGTTCCGGTGTTGCGAGAGTGACACCGCTTGGGAATACCAGGTATTCCAGTAACAGGCGGTTGCTCTGCATGAGGTATCCTGCGTACTTCTCATCTCCGTAGATCTGATATGCGATTTTATCCCATGTGTCGCCCTGCACCGTTTCGTATGTGCCTGCCATTCTCTCGCCTCCTTAGAACTTCTTTCTGTCATTGTCACGCTGCCACTGTTCCATCATTTCATTGAATTCTGCCTGTGACATACGCTCTGCTTCCACCAGATCATCCTTCGTAGGTGCTGCCCCATTGAAGTTATATACTGGTGCGTATGTGATTGGTGCTCCGTTTGCTGTTGCAGGTTGTGGCTCATTTCCACCGCCACTCAGTCTGTCGAGCAGACCAGATATTGGTGTCTGTGTGCTTCCCTGCATTGCCGCTCCGACCTTATCTACCAGTGCTGACAGGGCATTGCCTGCTCCACCGTTCTGGCTCTCTGCGAGTATGCCTTTTAGAATGGTCGTCATTTTCTCCCATAACTGGGAAAGAGGCACTATTGCTTCTGGTCCTGCTTCTCCGCCTGCCATTAAATTTCCGCTTTCCGGATTGATTCCGAATGCAGTTGGCTGCGTCATGATACCACCGTTTTTGTACCATTCGATTGAGAACTTAGGCAGTGAGCCTTTTCCTGCGATACCGTATGGTGCTTGTCCTCCGCTCACGCTGATGTGTGGGAGGTTGAGGTGTGGCAGTGACCACTTGAAGTTAAATGCTCCCTTGATTTTGTCCAATGCTCCGGTTACCACGCTTTTCGCTGCTTCCAGTTTGTCGCTGAATGCCTGCTTGATATTCCCAAGGACATTCGTGACTGCTGTCTTGGCTGCGTTCAGTTTGTTTGTGAATGCACTTGTAATGGAGGATAATTTTCCTCCCGTCATTGTATCCACGGTGCTCATCACACTGGAGAAGGTGCTCTGTACTCCTGCCATTGCTCCTGCGACCACTCCCTTAATGCCTCCGCCTGCACTGTCATACGCAGATTTCATGGCATCCAGTTTTGCTCCTACATTCGCTCTGGCTGTCTCCATGAGGTTTCCGGCTGTGTCCTTGACATTGTTGAATGCTTCCGAAACGCTCGCCTTTACCTCGCCCATCTTGGATGTGAACTTATCCTTGATGGCTGATAACTTTCCTCCTGTCAGATTGTCTATGAATGTGTATCCGGCTGTGTAATATCCTTTGACACCCTCGACCGCTGCGGCCGCTACACCCTTGATTCCGCCACCGTGTTGCTCGTATGCGGTTTTCATGTTATTCAGCTTTTCGCTTACAGTGTCTTTGGCTGCCTGTAGTACCGTTCCTGCCGTCTGCTTCACATTATTCCAACATTCAGACGCTTTTTCCTTTATTGCAGTCAACTTGCCGCCTGTGGCTGTGTCTATGGCATTGAATGCTCCGGTCACGACACCCTTCAGTGCATTCAGAGGAGCAAGTGCCAATGATTTCAGTGCGTTAAATGCTCCGAGGAAGATATTTTTCAATCCGTCCAGTGCTCGACTCCAATCTCCGGTAAATACCCCGGCTACAAAGTCGATGATTCCCTGGAATGTCTGTTTCACTCCATCAATTATGCCTTTGACGGTGGTCCACCATCCATCGAATACGCCACTGATAAATTCGAAGGCTACTGGGAATTTATCCTTAAAACCATCAATGGCATTGCAGACCGATTCCTTCAATGCCGAGAATTTTGCGGATACCCATTCTGCGAGTTGTGATGCTTTTTCCTTTACCGTATCCCAGTTTTTATAAAGCAGGACACCGATTGCTATCACTGCTCCGATTGCCAGAATGACCAAGCCTATTGGACTGGTTAAGAAAGTAAAGGCTGCCCCCAGTGCGGTCGTTACCGCTGTTGCGGCTGTGCAGACCGCGTTCCATGCTGTTGTGGCTGCTGTTTGTGCCCATGTTGCTGCTGTGGATGCCGCTTTCACGATTGCATCCTTGGCATACAGTGCGTTCAGATATATCGTTTCTGCTTTATCCTTTATCTTGGCTACCCGAAGCAGTGTCATTGCCTTGGTAACCTTTGCGATTTCTATCGCTGTTTTCGCAAGTTTAAATCCTGCGATGGCTGTCGCCAGTGTGGTCACGGTAGGTATAAATCCTTTCCATTCCACGAATTTGTCGAGTACATTTGCCGCTGCTCCCAGTACATCTAAGAGTGCCCCGACCAGTGCCGGAAGTCCTCCGCTTACCAGACTGCTTGCATCATCGCTTGCCCCTCCGAATGCTTCGGAGAATTTCTGCTGCACATCTGATAATAAATCCATGATTGCCTGTAGCTGTGGCTCATGTTCTGCGATTGTATCTTTTAATCCGCCCAGTGTTGCTTTGGCGGTACTTCCTATCCATCCGATGAATGATTGGAAATCATCCCACAGGTTCTGGATCACTCCAAGGAATGTCTGCACACTTCCGGGCAGTTCTACACCGAAATCTTCCGACAGTGTTGACGAGAATGCTTCGGAGAAACTCTGACCATCCACAATCTTTCCGACAAAATCCAGAACACCGCCTGCCATCTGACCGACTCCGTTCATGAATTCCTGTATCGGTAGTTTCTGGATGAGTTCATGGAATCCTTCTGTGATGTCCGGGATCTTCAATGCTACCGCATCTATGATCTGCATCGCATATGGTCCGAAGTCCTCTACCATGCTTATCTTTAGGTCACTGATTGCCGACTGGAATCGTGCCAGTGCTCCCTGTAATGTTCCGGTCGCTGTTGCGTCCATCTCATCCAGTGCCCCGGTCGAATTATCAATTGCTCCGGCTAACTGGTCCCATGCTGATGCAGAGCCGTCCACTCCCTCTTTTACTCCGTCCAGTAAGTAACCGAACTGTGAGTAGTAGTTCGTTCCGGCTATCGCTGACATATAGGAGTTCTTCTGCTCCTGCGTCATTCCTGCCATAGCACCATTTAAGTCCACGAGGATTTCCCTCATGTTCCTCATTTCCCCGGAACTGTCGTAAACTGCGACACCCAGTTCCTTGAATGCTTTCTGTGCTACATCCTTGGTGCTGATTCGTACAAGCATTGAGTTCAATGCCGTACCTGCTTCACTGCCCTTGATACCGTTGTTTGCCAGTATTCCGAGTGCTGTGGAGGTTTCCTTGTAGTTCATACCTGCGGCTCTGGCTGCACCACCGCATCCGATGAATGCGTCCATAAGGTCTGCCGCTGTGGTATTCGCCTTGTTGTTTGTCGTTACGATAACATCGAGGTATTCCTGCAAGTCATCTATTCCGACACCCATGGCACTCATGGAGTCTGTTACCTGGTCACTCGTGGTAGCAAGGTCTGCCTGCGTTGCTTCTGCCAATTTTAGCACTGGTGTTAGGGCTGCCGTGCTTTCGCTTACATTCCATCCCGCCAGTGCCATATATCCCAAGGCATCGGCCGCCTCCGAAGCCGTGAAGGTTGTCGCTTTTCCTGCTTCTCTGGCTGCAGCAGACAGTTTCGCATAGTCCTCGGCTGATGCACCTGCGATTGCCGAGGTATTCGCCATTGCCTGCTCAAATTCCGCATATTCATCAACCGCACCGGATATAAAGTCTCCGACCTTAACGGCTGCGAATGCTGCGGCTGCCACTGCTGCGGCTTTCTTTGCAACGCTCGCTATTTTATTTAATCCGTCCTCGGTTACTCCGAGACTTTGCTTGAAAGAGTTTTCGACCTTGCCTGCGATTTTAATGGCGAGTTCCTGCTCTTTGCTGCTGCTTGCCAATGTCTGCCACCTCCTCGGCTATTTCCCGCAATTCAAAAACGGACAGAGATAGAAAGAAATCTATCCCGGTCCGTAATGTCATTGATAACTGTATTGCGAGTTTTCGGAGGTTCGCACCGTCAGTTGGACTTATTCCGCTCCGTAGAAAAAAGCTGTTACACGGTTCTTGACCTTGACCGCTTCCTTCGGATGCAATCCCTTGAAGAATTCCACCGGAAGTTTCGTTGCCTTGGCTGCGATGAGACACGCATATTCCAAGGACATTTCCGGGAGGAATGTAAATGATCCGGTTCTGTCCAGAATCTTGTTTGCTGCAATCATATCTGCTGCCGTCAAGTTGTCCAGTCCGCTCAGATCGATTTTCTCATAGGTTTCGCCCTCGAATGTGTATGGCTTATTAAAAATAACCATGTATTCGTTCTCGATCACTTCTCCGTCTTTGTCCAGTACCTCTGCTGCTAATACCTCAGTTTTCTTTGTCTCTTTTTCCATCTTGCTCGTCCTCCTTAATTAACACTGCTTTCTGATTTTTGCCAATAAATCCACACCATTGACCTTGTAGACATTATTGATCTTGTCGAGTTCGATTCTCTGCTTGCCGTCCAACTCGATCATGATGTATGTGATTTCTACCGTTACTGCTGCATCCATTGCTCCGCCCTGCTTCACGGTGCCGCCTGTGAGTTTCTTCTGTCGTCCACG